TAAGCAAGAGCCACACAAACTGGCTAAGTTGCTTGAAAAGCGCCCGCGTAACATCTATGCAGAGTCGATAGTCGCCCAGATGGCTTTTCGTGTGTTGTTTTCCGATTTGGTGGACGACGCTATCGAAAACCATGAGTCTCGTCCTAATAAGACGGGCATGGGACTGCACGATCAGGGCTTGCGGGCTTTGTTCGAGTATGCAAAGAAGGGACTTGGTGCTTCACCTCCAGGCGTTGGCGTTTATAGCGACGACGTAGGGGGCTGGGACACTGAGGTCTGCGCGCCTCTCCTCCACGCTTCCGCGTGGGAGATGTACCATGAACTTGGTCTGGTGGACGGCACTCGATACAGCAATTTCTTTTGGAATTTGTTGCGTTGGGAGTCGGTCGTTCCAGTGGCTAGCAGCAACGGAGCTGTGTTTTGTTTCACGATGATTCACGGCCAACGTTCCGGTTCTTTCATTACTGCCTATCGCAACGGGAAAGCACGCCGCATCCTGTCTATCGCAGCCAATATTCACTCCGGCAGGAGATACACGCCCGGAGGAGATTATGGTTTTTCGATGAGCATGGGTGATGATACTGTTGAGTCGGCTCCCTTGGGGGTTGACTTGGTGGAGGCTTACGCTTCTCTCGGTTTCCGGTTGACTGACGTCATGCAGTTTACCGGGAAGAATTTTGATTTTTGTTCGACTCTCATTTCTGAGAACTCGGGCATTCCTCAAAAGTGGGCCGCCACGCTCATGCGCCTGTTGTCACATCCTTATGACGACGAGCTGTATGCGCAGTGGCGTTACGAAATGCGAGGCCTGCCAGAACGCGAAATTTTGGCGGACTTTCTTTTGTGGCTTGGGTGGCGCCCGCTCGTTACTCCTCATGGGGTGACTGCCAACCACAGCCCTCCGTTTCGCGCGGGGGGTCGCGGGCCACAAAACATGACAAAAACAAAGCCTCAGCCTTCGACGGTCACTACTGTGACTAAGAAGAAGCACAAGAAGGCTCCTGCTGCTATCCCTGCCACCTACACCGCATTGGTGACTGATGCGCAGGCCATGCAGCGGTTCGCTGATAAGGTTCGCAAGAATGAACAGATCTCCGTCCTGCCGGCCATGCGCATGCAGGCCAAGCCCGAGGGCAAGGAGCTTCTGAAGAGCATGCGCGAGCCCGCTCCGCTGGCGCCACGGCTCGACTCGTACTTCAAGTCGTTGGCTGACCCGTGGGCGGCGCCCGTCAAGTGCCCTGTCAACTTCAACCCTGTGCCAAGCTACATGACTTCTCTTGCTCGTATCACTCATACGAGCAATCAGCTCGTCATCGCAACTACGTCTTCGCAGATTGATCTCTTCCCTGGCCACAACGCCGCGGGAGATGAGATGGATGGTGTGTCTTACCACACTCATCCGCAAGCCGTCGGCACTGTCAGCACGTACATTGTTGGCCCTGTTGGGGACGGCGCTCGCACTCCGATTGTTGGCACCATCACCCAGCAGCTTGGGACCAACGCTGCTCAGGATTTGAGCAACGTGGCCACTTGCTCCACTCTGGCTCCAAACGCCCAGTTGCCCTACAACGCCGCGAACAACAACGGTGGGCACACTCGGTGGAAGCTGGTGTCCATGGGCATTGACATTGAGAATGTCACGCAGTTGGACGTGCGCGGTGGTTACGTGGCTTGGGTGCAGCCCAGCTCCGAGTTCGTTTCGGTATTTCGTTCGGCGTACGAAGTATTTGCGACCTACAAGGAGAGCACCAAGGCCAACACGGGCACGCTGCGCATCACGTGGATTCCGCGCCCGCAAGACATTGCGTTTTGGCACTCAGACGCTTCCCTCAACTTCGCTTCGTTGTTGGGGGCAGGCATTCGTCTTTGGTTGGTGAACCCCACAGGCAACACTCAAACGTAC